GTTGTTGGATCTAGATAAGGAATCCAGAATTCTTCAGATGCCCACTCAAGTATATTTTCATTCAAATCACAGTAATTCATGAATTTTCTTTCCCACAAAGACCTATAAATAATATTTTGGGGATCTCCTTTATACTTTTTAGGATTAGAAGGCTTATATATCCCTTTATAGCTCATATATAGTAATAACAAGTTAAACTTATTTATTGTGTCAGAAAACAATTTATTTCCAAGAAGATCAAATATATTTAAGGATAGCGTATTAGACGTTAGAGATAGTGTCGCACGTCCAGCTCTTGACACTCTTTATCAAGTTAGTTTTTCCTTTGGAAAATATGAAAAATGGTTGAAAGGAGTTAATTTCAATGATAGAAAAAGAACTCAAGGTCAAGGTTTTCAGAACAAAATGTCTTTATTATGCACAGAGGCAGAGATTCCAGGCACACGATATGAAACAAGTAATGCGACTGGTCACTATCAAGGTATTCAAGAGACGTTTCCAAATCTTAGATCGTTTCCGCCTCTCAATCTTACTTTTTATTGTGATGCAGACATGATGATTCTACAGGTTTTAGAAACATGGATGACATATATTAATCCAATTCAAACAAATCAAAGACAACTAAATGCATATTCACGATTGAACTATCCAGATGATTATAAAGAAATAATTCACATTACTAAATTTGAAAGAGATAGTTTTTTAGATGGTAGAAGAGAATATCAATCTGCTCTATCCAGTTATGAGTTTATAAATGTTTGGCCAAGTAATTTGACATCAATGAGAGTTGCCTATGGAGACCCAAATGTGTTAAAATGTAGTGTAGAGTTTACATATGACAGATTTTTCACAAGGTTTAATTATGATGAAACTAATCAAGCAATTTTTGATAATGGTGTTGTAAATTCAAATTAAGTAAAACCTCTCTATATAAATTACTGAACATAGTATTATGCCATTACCAACCATTGAAACTCCTACATATGAGTTAAAAGTTCCCTCTTCGGGTAAAAAAATCAAATATAGACCATTTCTCGTTAAGGAAGAAAAGATTTTAATTATAGCTCTTGAGTCAAAAGATCAAAATGAAATTACAAACGCTGTTAAAGATGTGTTAAAAAAATGCATTTTAACAAGAGGTGTTAAAGTTGATGATTTTCCAACATTTGATATTGAATATATCTTTTTAAACATTCGTGCGAAATCAATCGGTGAAGATATAAGATTGACAGTTACATGTCCTGATGATGGAGAAACACAAGTTCCTGTTACGGTATATGTGGATGAAATTAAAGTTATAAAACAAGAAGGTCATGAGACTGATATTGTTATTGATGATAAACTCACTCTTCGGATGAAATATCCATCATTAAATCAATTTGTTGAGAATAATTTTGAAGTTGATGATGATCCAGAAACTCTTGTTAATAAAACTTTTAAGGTCGTCGCTGATTGTATGGATACTGTTTTTACAGAGGAGGATGCATGGGAAGCCAAAGATTATTCATCAGATGAGAGAGTTAAATTTATTGAACAATTAAATTCAAAACAATATAAAAAAGTTGAGAAGTTTTTTGCAACGATGCCTAAACTATCTCACACAATTGAGGTTATAAATCCAAAGACAAAGAAAAAGAATAGTATCGTCATGGAGGGTCTAGCCGATTTTTTCGGTTAAGTATTGCAAGAGAGGATCTTGAATCTCATTTCCGTATCAATTTCGCTCTTATGCAATACCATAAATATAGCTTGACGGAACTAGAAAATATGATCCCTTGGGAGAGAGATATTTATGTTGCTCTTCTCCAAGAACATATTGAACAGGAAAATCTAAAGAGACAACAAGCAGAAGGTGTCCAAAAGTATGGAAGATGAAGAGTTAGAACAACCTAAAAATAAAATTACATTAAGTAGTTTTTTTGAATCAATCGCATCGGTTGAGAAGGTGGCTAATAATGCTTTATCAATCGCAAACTCTAATTTAAATATTATTCAAGAGCAAAAATCATTGATTGACGCTCTTTCTATGTCAATTGAAGGATTAAGAGCAGATATTCAAGAAGTTAATAATTATATAACAATTCAAAAAGACGAAACGAGTGATAAACTTGTAGAAACTAGAGATGATAAACAGAAACAAATGATATCAGAGAGACTTCAAGGTCTTCAAGGGGAAAAAGGTGAAAAAGGAGATGTGGGTGCATCAGGTCAAGGTATGAGTGCATCTGAAGAGAGAATGTCAGCATCAAAAGAAAAAAAAGAATTAGAAGAATTTGTTAATCAAGTTATAGATAAAAGAGAACAGAAAAAGGAGAATGAAAGAAAGGATGAATTGAGAGAAAAAGAAGATGCTGAACAGAAGAAAGAACAGTCAGAAAAACTTCAAAATAAAAGTCAAGGGGGTCAGCAAGCTGGAGTAGGTGCAGTTGGAGATTTTGACATAGGAGACTCAGCACCACTGAACAATCAGGGTGGTGAAAAAAAGGGACTTATGAAGTTTCTAAAAAATCCATTAGCGATGAAACTTGCAGCTGGTGCTGGTCTGCTTAGCGCTGGTGCTTTGATTCCAAATTTGTTTCCATCGACTGTTAATAAACAAGAAAGAAAAACAATACAATCTATAGATAAGATTGGTAAAGAATCTACTGTTGATGAATTGCAAAAAATAGTAGATAAACCATCCATAATGGATAGAATAACTGGAAGACACGCTGAAGCAAAAGAACAATTATATTTTATTGAAGAAGGTAAAACAAAAGGTTATGGATATGATTTTGAACAAAATCCTAGAACATATGATTTTGATAAAGAAAAAAATGTAAAAGAAAAAAATGTAAAAGAAAACTTAGAATCTGGTGATGGGAGAACTGTTACAAGACGAGAGGTAAAACCTCATCATTTTGATATGAAGACTGGAAAATCATATATCGATGGTGAAGAAGTTCCTCTAGAACTTTATAAAGAATTTAAGGAAATGTCGGATGAGGAAAAATTAAGAGATCCACGTTTTTCTACAGGAGATCCAATTAGTCCTGAAAGAGGTATAGATGATAGTGGTTTAAAACCAACAAGTGAGAAGAAAGAAAAAGGATTATTTGGTGGTGAAACTACTGACAAAAAAGGAAAAGGTTTATTCGGTGGATTGTTCAGTGGTGGTAAAGATAAACCATCTAAACAAGATGGTTTCTTAGGTTTTGGTGGTAAAGATAAACCATCTAAGTCTAAGTATCAAAAGTTAGTTGACGCTGGATATAAATTTGATGACAAGGGAATGGTTGGTGGACAACGAATTATAACACATACAGGCCCTGAGCATGGACAAAAATTCAGTAAAGGCATAGGGGGTATGCTCGGTATCGGTAACATAGGAAGATATCAAAGAGGTCAAACAGGCACCCGAACCATAATAGGAAAGGGATCGGGTGATTCTCTTGAAGATATTGTTAATCGTGGTAATCTTGAGGTTCCGAAGAAAAGAGGTTTACTTAGTTTAATGGGTGGAGCAATTGACTCTGCTACTGGAAACTTAACAGACTTTGATCAGAAAGGTGGTGAAACTTTTGGTAGCACTCGCATTCTTGGCGGTCTTATTGACTCAGCTACTGGTAATCTTACGGATATAGATAAAAAAGGTGGAGAAACTTTTGGATTGACAAGAGGTATCACTGGTGTTGCTGATTTTTTGACAGGTAACAAATATAATTTTGACAAAAAACCTGTTGATAAAACCAGAAAAGAAATAAAAAATGAAAAGAGAGGAGTAAAGGGAGTCTTGGGTGGATTTGCAGATGCTCTTACTGGCAATTTGACTGATATTGATGCTAGAGGTGGTAAACCATTAGGACTTACAAGAAATATCACAGGTGCGTTGGATTTTGCAACGGCTAATGCTTTTGATCTTGATCAGAGAGGAGGGATACTTGACGGACTTTTTAGTAAGAAGAAGAAAAAAAAGTCTTTTTCGATATCGAAAAAGGGTGATCTTGATAAAAGGGGTGAATTTAATTTGTTTGGAAAGGGTAAAGGTAAGGATAAAGGATTGGGTGAAAAAACTGGTAGTCACTACGGTGAAGATGGAAGTGTCTATCATCATTATCCATTAGACCAACCAAGAGTAAAGAATATGGCGGAAGCACAAGAATATCTTAAAAATAATCCCGAAGCTAAAGGAAGATCTTGGGTAAAATTTGGTGATTCTTATGTCTTACAGACTGAAGAACAAGCTAATCAAGACAGAGAAAGACTAGAAAAAGCAGCAGAAGGTGGTAGTAAGTATGCACAAAATTTGCTTGATTTTGAAGGTTCTAAAGATAATATTAAACCTGTCATAGAAAGTAAAGAAAAAAACTTATCTCAAGAGAGTCTTAAATCTCTAGATACATCAAGTCCTCAAATTATTATGATGCCAGGTGCAAATCAAGAATCTTCAAGTAAAAATATAATTTCACCCGCTGAAGCACCACAAGTGAAAGAATTTGGGTTAAAGGCAACTGAATCTTCGTCAAGTTTTGTTCAAACAATATCGAATAATATAGTAATATCATCTAAAAAATCTAAATTAACTGGATTACCACCAGAAATTGCAGGGATGTTAAAATAATGGCAAGTAATTTTATTATCAACAAATGCATGTTGATTCCAAACAAAGGTTCCTCTTTAAAAGAAGATTATTCAATACTTGGTGGAAACCCAGTTGTTGATTATTATGAAAGTGTGTTGAGTCCATCCATATCTTTGACCATATCTTTTATTGATGTTGATCAGGTAATTAGTAGAAAGGGAATTACAGGTGGAGAATCTTTGGATTTTTCTGCTAAAGTATTGGGTTTTGATGAGTTTACAATTACATCTAAAAAACATAATCTCATGTTAAATTCTGTAAGAGATGTTATAACTGATACTAATAAACAGGTAGCTACTTTAGAATTTGTATCGAAAGAATCAATTATTAATGAGACTGCCAGAGTAAATAAAAAATTTACTGGAAACGTTACGCAAATTGTGGAACAATTATTAACTAAAAAATATGGATCAGATAAAAAAGGAATTCAAACTAAAAAGGAATTTAAGTTTGATAAAGCTGTTAACAAATATTCTTTTGTTGGAAATTTAAAAAGACCCTTTGACACAATTCAATGGTTATGTCCAAAGGCTCAATCATCAAATAAAAACTTTGGTTTTTTATTCTATGAAACTTTAGATGGTTATAATTTTAGATCAATTGAAAAGTTACTCAAAGAAGATGCTGAAATATATCAAAAACCAGACAGACCAGTGGAGGGATCGTTTAGAATTATAGAAAATAATCTCAATCAGTCTAATGATATTGGACATAATTGTAGAATGGGTATGTATTCAAATAAAACAATATACATTGATCTTGAAAATGAAACTTATAAAGAAGAAGAATTTAAAATTACTGAACTAAAACCAAAATTAAAAAAACCACCCAAACTGCCAGATAAATTAGAAGATAAACCAACTCGATTAATGTTTAGAATATTGGATCAAGGAGCTTTACAAAAAGGATCTACCAAAAAAGATGTTGAGAAGAGAAATGAGCTTGCCGTTTATCAAAATAAATCTTATATTAGGAATAACTTATTGTTCTCTCAATCATTAAATATATCAGTTCCACTCAATCCTGATTTAAGAGCTGGTCAAATGATTGATGTTCAACTACCTCTTAGAAAAACAGATGATGGAAATCCAGTGAGTTCTTATGGATCTGAAAAAGATAATGATGTTAGTGGAAAATATCTAATATCGGAGTTAAGACACATAATCGGTGGTGGAAAGGGAGAAACACAACTTGAATTAGTTCGTGATGCATTTAACGCTTAAATAAAAGAAACAGGAGAATCAAATGAAATCAATCGAAGATCACATAGAATACGACAAGAAAATTGCTGACGATCCACAGGCAAATCCAGCAGCAAGAAGACATGCAAAAGAGGAGTTACATGAACTTGAAGAGTATGTCGAACATCATAAAGAAGAGATCAAGGCAGGCGATCATCATGATCCAAATGCTTTGGAACTATTTTGTGACCAACACCCAGATGAACCTGAGTGTTTAATATACGACGATTAATTGAATGTATCAACAATCAACTAACTTTTTTGGAAGAGATCCTATGGTATGGTGGATTGGTCAAGTGACTGATCCAGATAAAGGAGAGTGGGGAGATTCATTAGAAAAGAAAAGATCTGAAGATGGTGAAGATATATACACCTTCAGATGTCGTGTTCGTATTGTAGGATATCATGCGTGTGAGGAAGATTTGCCAGATAAAGATTTACCTCTGGCACATGTTCTTTTACCACCAAATACCACGACTGTGGGTGGCACTGGACAAACAATGCAATATCAAGGTGGAGAAGTTGTTGTTGGATTTTTCTTTGACGGTGATGACGCACAACAACCTGTAATTTTTGGAACTTTATTCAAACAATCTTTTGTTGGAGATCAACTATCAAACAAAGATTTTGATAGTAAAAAACATACTTGTTTTGTTCCATACACACCACCAAAAGTAGTTCAAAGATCTGGTAAGACAAGATATAACCCAAATTGGAAACCAGCTTCACCAGCGGTTAGAACATTCACTGATGGTGAGAGTGTTAAAACTCCAGCACAGGAACAAAAAGAGGCAGCAACAAATATTGTTATAGATCAATTCACTCCTTGTGAAGATAATGAGATATCAAAGATAAGTAATGCGATAAAGGACTTCACACGGAAAATGGAACAGTTGCAGGCCATTTCAGATGGATCAGCGGTTGATCCAATATATGGCGGCGTTGTTGATATTCAAGATGAATTGAAATTAACATCCTTTAGAATTCAAAATTCAACCACAAAATTAATTCGTCGTGCTAGATCGTGGTTGATTCAAGATACTTTAGATAAATTAAATTTAAGTTTAAAAGATAAAACACCTAAAACTTTACAAGCACCTGTAGGTCAAGCGACTAAAAGTTTGACTGATGTTATTTTCTGTAATCTTGAAAAGATACAAGAGGGTCTTGCAGGGTATCTCTCAAAAAGTTTAGAAAATATGATCGGACAGGTTTTAGATGTTCCCATTTGTGGTGTTGAAAACTTTATGAGTGACATGTTTGGACAAATCAACGGTATCATTGATAATGAGTTAGGTGGCATGTTCTCTCAGTTGAACAATATTAGTGGTAATATTGGTGCTCCAAGTGAAACATTTTCAAAAGCGATTAAATATGCAAATATTATTACAAATGTTCTTGATTGTGATAAATTGAATTGTCCAGAACCAAGTTCATTCTCTTCTAAAAATGGTGTTTCAAAAAATGGCCCTGATGATTTTGCTGGAATTCTTGAGAAAATAGGTCTTAAAAAATTAGAGGCAGGACTTTTAGATACTCTTGATGGTGCAATTCCAGCAGAACCATCAGCTCCAGATTGTTCAACAAATGTTCTTAAATGTGGCCCACCAAGAGTAGACTTCATAGGTAGCACTGGTCAAGGTGCAACTGGAAGTGCGATTGTAAATGCAGTTGGTAATATCATAGGTGTATCAATTAATGGGCCAGGATTTGGGTTTGAAGAACCACCTTTACTTTCTTTCTTTGATAGTTGTGATAAAGGATTTGGCGCTGGAGGTTATCCAGTTATGGGGCCTGTTTCACCTTTAACTGATGGAACAAATGTCGCTGCTGGTGCTGTCGGTGGATTGCCAGTAACTTCAAATAATCTTCCTGTTAACGCTGGTGGTTCTGGGGGAGTTCCAGTTTCAACTTCTGATGGAAAACAAATTGTTACAGAAGATGGAGATCCAGTGGTTGTTGGTGGGATTGGTGGAATACCTGTCACTGCTGGCGGTGTTGGTGGATCACCCTTGACTGTTGAGGGTGAACCAATCGTTGTAAATGGAGAGGGTGGTGAAGGTTTGGTCGCTGGAGCATTCCCTGTAGTTGTCGGTGCTCCTGTACAGCAAGCTGGTGCAGGCGGCGTAGGTGGTGGAACTGGTGCAGGCGCTGGTGATATCAACACAAGTCTTGTCACAGCTGTTCCAGAAGTATCAACTGATACAGAGGATGGAGTTAAGACTGGTGCGATCACTTCAATAG